GCAAGGATTAGAAGGCGCACGTAAAATGTTTCAAACATCACAAAGATTAGAGGAAGTATTATAATGGCTGTAACAGAACAGATATCACGACCAGCACCTTTTGTAGAAAAACTAGGTACAAACTTAGCAGAAAATGTATTAGCTCAACAAGGTGTACCAATAGTAACAGGTGGATTAGGAAGTATTTCACAATTAGCTGGAGAAGATCCAGGTTTATTTGCAGCAAGACAAAAAGCTGCTCAAGCTTTTGATGTTAGAAAACAAAGTTTAGCAGGACTTGCACCACAAGTAGCAGGTCAAGATGCATTACAACAACAGGCTCAAAGTTTAGCTACACAAGGTGTAGGATCTTTTCAACCATTTTTAAACCAAGCACAAACACAAGCAACATTAGCCTCAGGTTTAGGAACACAAGCACTTGGACAATTAGGAACAGCAGCTTCTACATTTGGTGGAGTTGGAACTGGAGCAACATCTTTTCAACAAGGTGTTCAAGATTTTATGTCCCCGTATCAATCACAAGTGATTGATGCAACACTCTCAGAGTTTGATCGTAATAAACAAATACAAGAACAACAGATTAAAGATCAACAAACCGCTTTGGGTGCGCTCGGCAGTGGTCGAGCGGGAGTGCAACTCGCTGAGTTTGGCACAGGGGCAGCGAGAGAACGAGCTTTATTACAAGCTGGTCTCTTACAACAAGGTTTTGGACAAGCAGCAGCTGCAAGGCAGCAAGACATCCAAAACAGATTTGGTTTAGGACAAGCACAGCAAGGTATTGCTGGTGCTACACAAGGTTTAGGTGCATTCCAATCAGGACTGGCTGGACAACAAGCACAACTCGGAGCACAAACACAAGCATTACAAGGTACAGATATTTCACGTTTAGGTCAGTTGGGCGCACTGAACCAAGCACAAACACAAGCAGGTCTTGATGCACAAAGAGAAGCAACAAGACAAGCTGCATTCTTACCACAAGAACAATTAGATAGATTTGCAGGTCAAGTAACAGGGATCATGGGTGGTTATCCTGGTCAAACAGTTTCAACAAATGTTCCTAACCCTACACCATTACAAACTGCATTAGGTGT